ATTGAGTGTCATAGGATGTTAGATCCAACTGATGCTACTGAGATGTATAATGATATGTTTGTTAAAAGATACGCCACTGCTTTAATGAAGAAGCAATGGGGTCAGAATTTGATCAAGTATAAAGATGTTCAACTACCTGGTGGCATTAGTCTTAATGGTAGAGAGATCTTCCTTGATGGCCAGTCTGATCTTAGGATGATCGAAGGAGAAGTCCTTAGCAAATATGCAGAACCACCAATGGATATGATCGGATAAAATGCCTACTAGTCCCTACTTTCCAACCTATTATGCAGGAGATGCTGGTGAGCAGACTCTGTATCAGGATATTGTCGATGAACAGATTAAAATGTTCGGAACAGATATCTATTATCTACCAAGAACTATCTTGAAAGATAATACGTTGGATGATATTGTCTTTAATAAGTATCAAGATGAGTTTCAAGTAGAAATGCTTCTACAAAATGTAGCAGGATTTGGGGATGGTGCAGAATTCGTCAGTCAGTTTGGTGTAAGAATAACAGATGAGGTAGTATTCAGAGTCTCTAGTCGTAGGTGGGATGAAGCAGTTGCTGCTAACAATCCTACTCTAACAGTAACTAATAGGCCAAATGAAGGAGACCTTCTATACTTCCCATTAACAAAAGATTTGTATGAAATAAAATTCGTACAACAGGAGATACCATTCTATCAGTTTGGTAAACTCCAATTTTATACTATGACATGTGAGATCTATCAATATGGTAGTGATGATATATCTACTGGTGTTGCTGAGATAGATCAACTAGAAACTATATTCTCCAGTGCTATTGCCCTTACAATGGGTGTAGGTGGTACAGGAGACTTTACAGTAGGTGAGAAGGTCACAGGTGCTACATCTGGATCTGAGGCAGAGGTTAAGTCTTGGGATAGTGCTACTAGGATTATTCAAATAATTAATCGTACTGGTACATTTGCAACAGGTGAAGCATTAACTGGAGACAGTAGTAGTGCTGTTTGGGTTGTGTCTACATTTGATACTCTACAAGATACTAATAGTGAGTATGATGATAATAGAGAGATTGAAGATGCTGCCGACAATATAATTGATTGGAGTGAAGGTAACCCCTTCGGTGAATTTGGTAACTTTACAGGGAGTATTTGATGTTAGGATCACACTTTTATAACGAGATAACTCGTAGAAATATTATTGCTTTTGGTACTCTCTTCAACAATATTAGTTTGGTGAAGAAAGATCCTAGTACTAATGCTGTTATTGAGGAGACTAAAGTTCCTCTAGCATATGGACCTAGAGAGAAGTTCTTGGCTCGTCTTGAAGAGACTCCAGATATTACAAGGAAGATGTCAATCACTCTTCCTCGTCTCTACTTTGAGATGACTAGCATTCAATATGATGGATCACGTAAGACTTCACCTATACAGAAATATAAAACTATCATTGCAGATAATGGTAGTGAGGTAAAAACACAGTATGTACCTGTACCTTATAACTTAGGATTTGAACTTGGGTGTATTGCCAAGTCACAGGATGATGCATTACAAATTGTTGAGCAAATACTACCATACTTCCAACCATCGTTCTCTATTACATTGAACATGATTCCTGATATGAATGAGAAACGTGATATAGCAATAGTATTGGATGGTATAAACTATGATGACTCTTGGGATGGAAGTTACTTAGAGAGAAGATATATAACTTATACATTACAATTCACCTGTAAGACATACTTCTACGGTCCTTACAGTACATCCGATGTCATCAAGAAAGCAATTGTTTACGAGACACTTGGTGATCTTGCAGTTAATAGAAGAACTATAGAGAGAACATATACTCCTAAGGCCAAGACTGATATTAATACAGATGGAAATATTGATGGGTTGGATGATGCATTAGTGGATCCAGGTGATGACTTTGGATTTAATGAAGGTATTACGTACTTATAATTATGGATGAACTAGAAAAAAATATGGAGAGCATCCTAGACCTTGAAGTTTCAAATACTCCTGAAGGTGGATGTACTACTAGAAAGGATCAACTAAGAGATGTCTCAGAGGATCGTGATAAGGATTATGAGTACACCCGTGGTCAATTATATACTTTGATTGATCAAGGTGGTGAGGCAGTTAGAGGTGCTTTAGAAGTTGCACAGGAGAGTGGACATCCTAGAGCATTTGAGGTTGCTACCAATGCAATGAAGCAGGTTGCAGATATGACTGACAAGCTTGCTGACCTACATAAGAAGATGAAGGATCTTGATGAAGAACAGAAAGGTCCAAGTAAAGTTACTAACAATGCTATGTTTGTTGGTAGCACATCAGAGTTACAAAAAATGTTAAAACAAATGGGAGGAGGTAAACGCTAAATAATTAAGAGAGGAACTAGAGAATCATGGTAATTAATGTAAAAGGACAACATATAGTTGTACCGAATTCAGTTGGTGCTGCAACTACTTTTGGTAATGCAACTTGTGTTCGTTTAGTAAACATTGGTAACGATGGCAGAACTGTTACTATTGCATCCGATAATAGTGGTAACACTACTATAGGATCTTTTGCATTATTATCACAACAAACAGAAATCATAGAAAAGAATCCAACAGATGTTGTTTATGTTGGTGGTGGAGATGATGTAAAGGGAACACCAATAGGATATACAAACTAATGGCAAATATGGATTGGTTACAAAGAAATCATGATAACTCTCTAGCGGATCCAGCATTGGGATTCACAGTTGTCACCCAGTTCGGTTTTAATGAGGGATGGGCTACTAGACAGTACAAGAATCATAATGCTGATTATGTTGCTAAGGATTATAGCAATAGTACTAGGACACCAGGTACATTCCAAGCAAGAGCCTATAATAATTCTACAAGGACTCCTGCTGCATATAAAAGACATAATTATACTAATGTAGGAGTTGATGCATGATCCATTTCAATGAAAAAGACATGGCTCGTCTTGAGAAGGCATGTGAAACATATAGAGAACAATCAGGTTCTGAGTATATGTGGGATGAGTATACACATCTACTTCATAAGTTAAAAAATTATGAGCAAGAAATAGATTGTCCCGAATGTAAACTCTGTACTATACATGCATGATTTGATATTTTTGTTATGAACTATAAAGATTCTGGAGTTGACATAGAAGCAGGTAATGCTTTTGTAGAAAGACTCAAAAAGAAAGCACCTACTATTGGTGGATTTAATGGTATGATGCAAATTCCCAATGGTTACGAGAATCCTGTATTGGTTTCTGGTGCTGATGGTGTTGGAACTAAACTTAACATCTGTATGGTTTCTGGAGACTATACTACTATAGGAATTGATCTCGTTGCTATGTGTGTCAACGATGTGATTACTTGTGGTGCTAAACCATTATACTTTTTAGATTATATTTCAACAGTTAAGTTAGATCATAGAATAGATCCTATAATGGAAGGTATCATTAAAGGATGTGAGATAGCAGGTTGTGAACTATTAGGTGGAGAGACTGCTGAACATGGTAGGTTTGCTAAGGATTATGATCTTGCAGGATTCTGTACAGGTATAGTTGAGAAGAAGAAAATTATTAATGGATCAAGTATTAGACCAAGTGATAAAGTAATTGGTATAGCAAGTAGTGGACTTCATAGTAATGGGTATAGTTTGATTAATGATATGCTATGGAGGCATAAACTTTTTTATAAGGGAGGTTATACTGAAGCATTTGGTGGTGGTGAAATTAGAGATCCAAGTCCTACACCAGAACTCCTTACTCCAACTAGGATATATACAGATGTAGTGGAACGATTAATTAAAGAGACTTGTATAGTATTTGGTATGGCACATATTACTGGTGGTGGATTGGTTGAGAATCTACCACGTATATTGCCAGAAGGATTACAGGTAAGAGTTGATTATAATTCATGGCCATTACCAGAGATCTTTAAGAAGATTCAATTGGCAGGTGAGATACCAGAAGAAGAAATGAAAAGAGTCTTCAATCTTGGTATTGGATTCTGTGTTATAGTTCCAGATAACTGTGTTGACCTTACTATGAAGGTCATAGGAGATGACTGTTGGGTCATTGGAGAAGTATACTAAATAGGAAAAAACAATGAAGAATGATATGGGTGTTGATCCAGATGAGTGGTTTGATAAACCAGATCCAAATCGAATTACTGATGAATATGCTCCGTGTGATGTAGAGCATGATGTACCTGCTGAACTTAGAGAAACGCCCACTTCTATGGACACTTATGCTTCAAGGTTTGCAACTACTCCAGATCATGAGAAAACTGCTGAAGAAGTAGTTACCATGCATGAGAAGATGTATAGAATAGCAACTGCAAAGTATAATCCATTTGCTATAGGTGGCACGGAAAATCTACTAGGAGGTTCAGAAGAAAGATTATCATGAGAATTAGTTGTCAGCAGATGGAGATATTAATAAGTATTTGTTACTATAGTATGCTATAAATATATGCAGTATGGGATTGAAAGATCATGCCCCTGACTCAACAAAGACATTACACTGTCGGTTATCACGACACACAAAAGCAACACTATGAAATATGTGAATATGCAATGAGTGCATATGACGCAATAGAACACTGTAAAGAGGATGTTTCCTATCTAAAGGAACATCCTCATTTTATTGACTACTGCAAGAACGAAGAGGTTGATAACATCTCTAGTTTGATGGCAGCAGGTATTCCTATGGGACACTAATATCATGACAACATTAATAATAAGAAATAAGCACGAGATTATGTGGTGGTTAAGTAGATTAACTATTATGGTCACTGCATTATTTTTATCAATGACATTAGCAGCACAAGCATATGCTGCTGATATACAAATGGGTGCAGGAGGCAACTTAGTCTTTGAACCAAACGAGGTGACGGTCTCAGTAGGAGATACAGTCACCTTTGTTAATGGAGACCTACC